TTCCCTCCTGATTTTTTCCCCAGGTGTTATTATGTATTTTTTCAGTGTTTTTTCAGGGATAGCTTTCCCGGTATGCAGAGAATTATCTTTGCGATAATACACAGCTATTATTTTTGTGTTTTTAGAATTCCAGGTCGAGATAGTTGTTTTCGATATCGTGAACGGAATTCCGTTTTTTAATAGATCCAAGATGGTCAATTTTACATTTTTGTATTTATATTTCATTTTATTTATTTTCCTTTTTAAATTATTGCTTATTATACTTCCCTCTTTCAGATAAAGCCCATTCAATAACTTGTTTTATGCCAGTAGCACCCATATGACGATATGGTCTAAACATTACACGAGGTTTATTTTTTGAAGTAAACCCCATCTCTATTTCAAGCATTGCAATCTCTTCTATTTTTTTCTTGTCTTTTGATAATAATCTTAAGTCGGATCTATTTGAGCAAACACAGGGAAAGCATTCCATAGAACTATGAAGTAAAATATCAAGTCCTGTTTCATCTATAAGAAAATCTCTGTCTCTTTCAGTATGTTTTACAAGTGGGAATCTCTGAAGCCTTCCCTCATATTTTTCGTGGAATATAATTTCTTCAGGATGATTTTTTCTATTAACGCTTTCTTCTCTTCTTACTCCTATAAAAATAACTGCGTTTTTGTTTGGATCATTTTTTCTAAGCCATTCAAGCGTTGGCTCTGTTTTTAAAACAGATGTACAAAATTGCATCTTTGAGGCACACATTGGAAAGCCTTTTTTTCTCAATGCCATGTTCCTAAAACCTTCCGATTGAGTCTCAGAAAAATTAAAACCTATTTTATTACAATAATCCTTAACCTCTTGAATTCTTACTTCCCACCCTTCTCTTGCCCACCCTGTATTATTGTAAATTACAGTTACATTCTTTTTATTTTGTTTATATAGATATTGAATCAATGCAACTGAATCATTACCGCCAGAGCAACAAACTATGTTTTTGTATTCCATTTTATTATCCCCTATTTTATTTTCCTATATTCATTGTTCCATTAAAATTACAAAGAGCGTTTGTTGTTCTTTTGACTATCAAGCTTTTTCTTTTAAGTTTGAGGTCTTGTATCCTCAGGTAAGAAGAACAGCTCTCTATTATTTCTTTAGCTGAAAGTGTTTTAAGATGTGTTTCTATTTCTTTTCTGTTCATTTTTGAAAAGTCCATGATTATTCCTTTGCCCCTTTCGGGGCTTTATTGTTTATTTTTTAAATGTTATTATATCCTCTAATCGCGTTTAAATTATCTTGCTTATTATCAGACATTGCATCTTCGTATAAGTTTGAGAGTCCAGTATCTAATCTCTCTATGCTATCCCTTGTTTCTGCATCTGAAAGTTCAGGATTTATGTTCAAGGTTTTCAAGATGTATCCTATTATTTCATCAGTTTTGTTGTTTATTTTTTTTTGAGAGTTTTTTCCCGATTTGCTTTCTGCTGTGTTAATTTCTGCTTGAATAATTTTTAATTCAGCGTCATGTCTACAATGATTTTCTGCTATTCTTTGTGACATTTCAGAATCTGTTAAAACTACCAATTTTTCATTTTTTGTTTCTGCGTTTGCTTTTTTCATTTTATTTATTTTCCTTTTTGTTTTTCGTTAGCTTCAAGTACATATTCGCATATATTTATCTGTTTGTCAAGCAAACAAATGATAAAAGATAAGTTTATTTGTATTTATTTTACAAGTTGTTGAAATTGTTATGTTTTTATTTTTGAGCTCCCGGAAGTATTTTTGTGAAATCGAAGGAGTGGTTTTTTGTTGATAGAAACGCTTTTAATTTGACACTTGCCTGTAATTATTTTATTTTATAATATAATCAATAAAAATAAATAATTCAAAAGGTGTCTCATGTCTCCACAGGATGAAAAACTAATAGCCAGGATTGATGAGCGTACAGAAATAATGTTGGGAATTATGGATAAGCTACAGGAGAAAGAAGAAAAGAATGGAAAGCTAATTGCAAGGCACGACGAGAAGTTAAAAAATCATTCTAAGCTTTTATGGAAGAATATTTCAGCAAATGTGGCATTAGGTGTTGGCCTTGTTTTACTGGCCTGGAAGACAGTTTTTAAATAACCGGTATTAATTTTAAAGCAAAACTATTAAAATTGTTGAAAAATTACACAGAAAAGTGAAAAAAATGTTGAAAAATTTGTGTTTTTAGTGTATATTGTTATTAAAATATAGGTCAGAATCTCAACGGCTGAGTGTCGGTCTCCAAAACAAAAAATGTGAGGATAAATATAATGTGGTGTGAAAATTTTAGTTTAGATCCTAAGTGTGTAAAATGTAAAGATTATGGCTGTACATCATCTAAAGGAAATAAAAACACACCTGATGAGGGAATGTCCACAGAAGATGCTATTAAATTTTTAGAAAATTTAAGGGATGAAAAAAAATACAAAGAAAAATATGAAACTCTTTTAGATAAATATTCAGCTTTAGCGGCAAGTTCATGTGGTCAAGATATAATAATTCTATCACAAAAAGAAGAGATTGAAAAATTAAAAAAAGAGAATGAAGAGACTGTTGAAAAGAGTGCGGATAGATACAGAGAAATATATTGGAATTCACGCGAACAGGTCAGCGCAATGCTTAAAGATGAACCAGCAAATACCATATGTGAAAAATGTGGGAGGCAAATGTGTTTTATAAAAAGACCCACGGTAAGATTTTGTCCTATATGTGAAGAAGAGGAAAGAGCAGCTCTTGAAGTATTAATGACATTTGCCAAAGAATATATAAAAGACATAGAGAAGCCAGAGAAGAAAACTAAATCAGTTTTATCAGAAGAATTATTCCAGCTTGAACAATCACTATTCGCTTATATAGACAGAAAGATTGAGCATCTTAGAAACGAATTAATACCACCAGTGAGGTAATTATATGAAATATGCCCAAAGGCTTTCTAAATATAAACACCAGCAAAAATTGATTGCCGCAAAACAATTGCTTAAAGCAAATGGGTTTACGGTTAAGGTTATATGCAAAGACGAATCAAAGCACATATTAGACGAACAAGACTTAATAAACATGATAAAAGGAATAGGCGTTCCTTACTACATGATAACCAATGATACAAAGTATAATAAATATTTTAAATTCACAGGGAACCAACATAATGATTCATTTGATTGGGCCAAGTTAGATAACAAATCTATGGAATTTTTAATAGGATTATATCAGTATATAAAAGAAGTGAGGTAATATGTATTTACCGTTAGTAGCTCATTATATAAATGACCAGAAAAAGAAACAAAGATTAACAAGATGTAAGAATTCAATGACAAGTCAGCATGGAAAAGCTGACAAGTTTGGTAAGAATAAAGATAAGCCAGATACCTGTAAGTATTGTGGGAAGTTGTGGGAGGATTTATATTATGACACCCAGAAATAAAAAATTCGCTGAAGAGTTTATTGTCGATCAAAACAAGACTAAAGCTGCGGAAAGGGCTAAGTATTCAAAAAAAGGAGCAGCACAGCAAGGCGAGCGTTTATATAGAAATGTTGAGATTCGAGAATACATTGATAAGCTCTTAGAGAAGCAATCAAAAAGAACAGAAGTCACGGCCGACAAAATATTAAAGGAGTTATCAGATCTTGCCTTTAAAGATGCCAAAGACGGTGGAGCAGAAAAGGAAAAGAACAAAATAAAATGTTTAGAATTACTCGGGAAGAATAAGAAACTCTTCACTGAGAAAGTAGAAGTATCAGATCCAGACGGCAACAAGTTAAAATGGGAGGTGGAAATTGTAGAACCTAACAAAAAAGAGTGATTTTAAATCAGTAACAATATTAACAGTTTAGTCTACTTCTTACACGGAGTGGAGACTTTAAAAAAGAAGTTGGGACGGTAAACATGTATTCAGAAGATATAATGACAACCACATACTCTACAACAACAATTGTTCGAGTTGTTCATTTGCCTACAGGATTAGAGGTGACTTGTTATGAATACAATTGGAAGTCCAAGAATAAAAAGAAAGCCCTTGAACTACTAAAAGACAAATTAACAGAATATAAAATGTTTAAATAAAAAAGGTAAATAAACTGCCAAAAATACAACTCCCAGCCAAATTGAAAAGAATCCTCACAACTAAAGCAAGGTTAATAGTTATTATTGGCGGTAGATCTTCTGCAAAATCTGAGTCTGTCGGAAGAGTGTTATTGATGAAGAACCAAACAGAAGGAGCCGACGTTCTATGTGGCAGAGAATATCAAAACTCCATTGATGATTCAGTCCATAAGCTGCTCAAAGGACTAATCAAAAAATTAAAGGTTACAGGCTATGAGACAACAGATAAAAAGATAAACTGTCTTACTGGTGGTGAAATAAAGTTCAGAGGCTTCGCAAGAAACTCCGACGCTGTTAAATCAGCCCAGGACTTTAAATATTCATGGATAGAAGAGGCTCAATCACTTTCTCAAAAATCAATAGATGATCTACTCCCCACGATTAGATCAGAAGGTTCGCAACTTTTCTTTACCGCTAACCCGCAAAGTTCTGCTGATCCATTCTCAAAAAGATTTATTGTTCCATTCATTAGAGAAATAAAACTCAACGGCTTTTATGAAGATGATATGCATTTAATTATCGAGGCAAACTGGAGAGACAACCCATGGCATGGTGAACTTGAATCTCAAAGGATGTGGGATTATAACAATTTACCCAGGGCAAAGTATGATCATATTTGGGAAGGTGCTTTTAATGATTCTATTGAAGACCCACTTATATTAGCTGAATGGTTTGATTCTTGTATTGATGCTCATAAAAAATTAGGGTTTGATCCGGTCGGTGTTAGGTTAAGCTCACATGATCCTTCAGACGTTGGGCCTGATAATAAGGGATTTGCATTTAGACACGGCTCTGTTGTTCAAGATGTTCAAGAAAAGATTGACGGTGATATTAACGAGGGTGGTGATTGGGCTTTAAGTCTTGCAATAAACCATAACTCTGATGGGTTTAATTGGGATTGTGACGGGATGGGAGTGGGTCTTAATGCTCAAATAACAAAATCGTTTGAAGGGAAACACACTACCCTAACTCAGTTCAAAGGTTCTGAAGGTGTTGACTTTCCTGATGCAATTTTTGACCCTGCCGATGGTTCACCAGTTAGAGAACAGAAAACAAATAAAGACGCACTTAGAAACAAGAGAGCGCAATATTATTTCATACTCAGGAATAGAATATATAAAACTCATCAAGCGGTGAATGGAAAATATATTAATCCGGATGAGCTATTAAGTTTTTCTTCTGATATTGAATGTCTCACAGAATTAAGATCTGAATTATGCAGGATGCCAATTAAATATAATTCCAATGGAAAATTTGAGCTTTACACTAAGCAAGAAATGAAAACAAAATTCAAATTTAATTCCCCGAACCTTGCCGATTCCGTTATGATGTTAATGAAAACACCGGCATTGCAAAACAATATTAACTTTAAAATGCCACAACCAATGAAACCAATGGGGAGAACGGGGAGAAGATGATGAACGGTAAAATGGCAAAGAAAATAAGAAGAGAGATTAATACAAACATTAAATATGCAAAACTTACAGCCAGCGGCAAAAAGAAAATGATACAGTTATTAAAGAAAGCTGTTGTTAATATTCAGAGAGAATGTTAATTATTATGTAAACATTGCGTGGTGATGAGATTAAAAATGCATCCTTGGAGTTTAAAATGGCAATAGGCTTAATAAAATTAAAAGAACTACACGACAAGGCTTATGAATTTAGCCAGACAACGAGAGATAATGCCAGTGATGATTTAGTTTTTGCGTTCATCAATCAGTGGGATGCTGACTTTCTCACAAATTCAACTCTCGGATATCGTGGAGAGTTCGACGTATTAATCAAAGGCATTCGTCAAGTCCTTTCAGACCTTGCAGAAAATCCAATACAGCTTGACTTCGAACCAGTTGATCAGGAAAGACAAGATGCCGCCGAACTCCTTGATGGAATATACCGTACAGATGATAACAACAATCTATCCATAGAGTCCTACGAAAATGCAAAGCAAGAAGTTGTGGCCTGTGGTGTTGGTGCTTGGGAAATATTCACGGAATATTCTTCACTCAGGACAAATAATAAAGACCAAGTTATAAGACGACGACCTATCTTTGAATCATGCAACACAGTTTTTTGGGATCCTAACGCAATACTTCTCGACAAATCTGATGCAAAATATGTATCTTACCTGAAAGCTTATTCAGCAGATGGATATAAGGATTTAGTTGAAGAATTAACCGGGGAAGAATTAGACTCTGTTAATGTCGCTGATTTTAAAAGCCCGAACCAATCATATACATTTCCATGGATAGAAGGCGACAGTGAAGTTATTTATGTTACCAACTTTTATTTCCGGGAAAAAATTAAAACCAAACTGATAACAATGACAAATCCGGTTGGAGATTCCTTTGAATTATTAGAGGAAAATCTTAAAGATATTTCTGATGATATGATGGATGAAGGATGGAACATTGAAGACGAAAAAGATATAACAGTTTGGCAAGTTACAAAATATATTGCCTCTGGTGCTGAAATTCTCAATGGTGAAATGGGAGACGATGAAGAAAGACTTGGCGAGGTAATAGCCGGTGAATACATCCCAATCATTCCTGTCTACGGTCAGCACGCCGTAGTTGAGGGGAATGAGCATTATGAAGGATTAACCAGAAGGGCAAAAGATCCACAACGCTTGAGAAACTTTGCTCTTTCTTATATAGCAGATATTGTTTCCAGATCTTCAAGGCCTAAACCTATTTACTGGCAGGAACAAATTGCAGGTTTTGAAGCAATGTATTCAGAAAATGGAATTGATGATAATTTTCCTTATAGATTAATGAACATGAAAACCGCTAATGGAGAACATTTGCCATTATCACCAATTGGGGTTACTCCTGAACAACCAATGCCACAAGCTTTAGCTGCTCTCATCGGATTAACAAGAGAAGCCGTTGACGACGTGGCAAACGCCGGAATGCCGCAAGATGTTTCCGACCCTGATGCATCCGGGAAAGCCATTAAATTATTACAAAGCCGGATAGATATGCAGGCGACTATCTATCAACAACATTACAAACATTCAAAACGTCATGATGGTGTTGTTTATGCTTCAATGGCTTCTGAAATATATGATGTTCCAAGGAAAGTTTCTCTAACGCTTAAAGATGGAACAAAAAAAGAGAGTGAGGTAATGCAAACAGTTGTAGATAAGGAAACAGGTAAAATTGTTGTGCTGAACGATCTCTCAAATACAGAATTTAATGTTACATCTACTGCCGGACCTTCTTACTCAAGCCAAAAAGAAGAGACTCAGGAAAAATTAGGGTTGATGATTCAAGGAATGCAACCCGGAGATCCAAAGCGAACAATCCTTGAATTAAAAATGTTAGAGGGTATGGACGGTGTTGATGTTGAAGATCTAAGAGATTATTCAAGAAAAGAATTAATACTATTAGGAGTGAGAAAGCCAGACACACCAGAAGAAGAGCAAATGTTGAAAGAATCCCAGGAAAAAGGCACAGAGCCTTCAGCCGAAATGCTAATGGGAATGGGTGAAAAGATGAAGGGTCAAGCCGCTCTTGAAAAGAATCAGATTGAATTAACAAAGATACAGTTGAATAGTAACAATGAAGAAATGAAAAGAACTGTTGACGGGTACAAGATCAAGATAGAAGAACAAAAAGTACAAATAGAAGCACAGAAAGTACAGGCAGAAATAAGCAATAAAGAAGCCGACACTTTGAGCAAAAAGCTTGACAACATCGCAAAAGAAAAAGAAGGTATAGAAATACCTGATATAATTCATGAAGACATGTCAGACGATCAACTTTATGATATTTTACTGGAGGCTTAATTGGAGGCTTAATTGGAAGAATTTAAAATATGGGTAGAAAAAAATGAACCTATGAAAGAAGCTCTTGAGCTAATGACGGACGAATGGATTGAAGATGGTTCTTATTGCCAACAAACGGTTAAAGATCTAAGAGACTTATTAATACTATTAATACATGATCTGTCTGAAATAAGATAATCGGAGATTTAATTGAAAGTTGAAATTAAAAAGTATTTCCCATCAAGCGAACAAACATTTAATGATGGAAAGAAAAGATGGTTTGTGTCCAGACTCATTGAAAAAGCAAAAGATTTAACAATTGAAGAAATGCCATTGTCCGGTTTAAATACATATAATATTCATCCAATACTAGAGAACATGAATTCGTTCGTTGATTATGAGGCCAAATGAAAGAACTAATAAAAATATTAACCGATTTAATAGCCAATAATTTCTATGGTAAAGTGACAATATCATTTGAAAATGGTAATATGACTTTGGTTAGGCAAGAGCAAACAATAAAACTTAAAAAGGAGCAACCTTAAATGGAAGAATATCAAGAGAGAGTAGTGGCAGAAAGAAAAGAGCTTGAGTCAAAAATTGATAAGCTTGATAATTTTATTAAAAGTGATGCTTATAACAAACTTGGTGACATAGATAGAGTTTTGTTAGTTAGGCAGCTGAGTGCCATGAATATGTATTCAAATGTTTTACAGGAAAGAATAGATTATTTTAAAAGATAGAAATTAGCAATAAATAGGTATTGAAAAAATCAAGCCTGTTAAATCTTAATTAGACACTTAAAATGTGTATCTTGAGAATTAACAGGCTTTTTTTATTTACGGAGGCGACCCGGTTAAACGCAATTTACTTGTGAATACACAAGGCAACCTAACATGTGGGAGCTTTAAAACATGGGCGCAAAAAATGAAGAAGATGTGAACGTTGAAGAAGAGGAAGTTGTCGAGGAAGAGATTGAATCTGAAGAAGATCTTGAAACAGATTTAGAAAACGGCGACGATGATGATGGAGAAAAAACCATTGAGCCTTGGGAAGAAGAACTTGAAGAGAAACCCGTAACGGTCAACGCTCAGATTAAACAGCGGAGGAAATTTCAGAAGAGAGAAGAAGTCATTAAAGCCGAAAATATGGCTCTTAAAGCTGAAAATGAAAAGCTGAAAAACTCCGGCACACAAAATAAAACCACTCTTCCACAAGAAGAGGATTTCGATACCTGGGAAGAATTCAAAGAAGCTGAGGGAAAATATACTCAGGATCTTATTAAATCCCAGATAAATACTGAATCACAAAAAGCAGTTGACAGAAAGATTCAGGAGAGCGTTGAGAAAGAAGTCGGAAATCATTACACCCGTGTTGATAGTTTCTTGCAAGAGAGTGGAATTAAGCAAGAGATTTATGACAAGTCTGATGAAACAGTTAGGCAGGTTATAGAGGATATTATTCCCGGTGGTGGTGATAACATTTTTGAAGCCTTGATTAGTAAAATGGGTGAAGGTTCAGAAAAAGTAACTTATTTTATTGGCAGAAATAAAGCTGAGTTTCAATCAAAATTAATGTCTGACAAGACAGGGATTGAGGCGGCAATTTATTTAGGCCGTAAACTTGAACAATTTAATAATAGCTCAACCAAAAAAAGGAAGTCAAAAGCACCTGCTCCGGCTTCAAATGCTAATGGTGATGCCTCTGTGAAAGTCGTCTCTGCAAGCGGGAAAGCGTTTAAAAAGAAATACGATGCTCTCCACAAATCAAAGGACACAACAGTTGCATTTAATGTTAGACAAGAGGCAAGAAGAGCAGGGGTTGACGTTTCCAGTTGGTAGAGCCTTGATATAAGGAGTACTAAAAATGGCAAGTTTAACCGCAAAGAGTGCCGAGGTGATGTTCGAAAAGGCCTTAGAAACTCATGAAGAGCAAATGGATTTACTTCCTTTGGTTGATTTTGTTCAGCCAGATGGAGCACAGCAGCAAAATTCAGGTAATGTGATATGGACACCTGTACAGCAACACGCTCCTGTTATTTCTGGATGGGATTTAACCGGACAGGAAACAGGTATAATTGAAGAAGAATACCCAATGATTCTTGGCGTCCCTTCAAATGATTTTGTTCAGGTTCGAGCAGATGATTTGAGAGATAAGCGTTTTTGGGAAAAAAGAGGTAAGACTTCAGGCCGTCGTCAGGTTTCAGAACTTAATAAACAACTTGCTATTGCTGCTATGAATCAAGCCGGTATGTTTATCAGGTCTAACGCCGCAGATGGTTATTCGTTCATTGCAGAGGCACAAGCCCTGATGAATGAGCGTCAATTAACTGATAATGGTCGTTGCTTTATTTTGAATGACCGTGACCAGTTAAAATTCAGCAAGGATCTTGCCGGAAAGCAAACCATGCAAGGCCGCCCAGAAAATGAAGCATGGTCAAAGGGACAAATAGGGGCTAACGTTGCTGATTTTAATATCTTCACCAGTTCAGCGTTGCCAAATCTTGATGGTGGTTCAAGTCCAGCGGTCACTGTTACAGGGAATCATTCCTTTGCCCCTGAAAGTGGTTCCGTGGATGAAGCAGCGGGAACGGCAACAAATGTTGATTATAGGAACGGTACACTTATTGTAAGTGATTCATCCGATTACACTGTTGGCGATAAGTTTATTGCTTCAAATTCTGGTGTTCCCGTGAAAGCTATAGGGTTAGAGGATAAAAACGACACCGGACAGGCAATGACATTTACCATCAAGTCAATCACAGATGGGACACACATTGTTATTTCACCGAAGCCAATCGCCGCCGATGATGCTGCACTTTCAACTCTTGAAAAAGCATACGCAAACGTTGACACAACTATTCTCAACGCTGCGACTCTGACCAGAATGAACATTGACACAGCAAATAAAGTTAATTTGTTTTGGGATAAAGAAGCCATTCAGGTTTGTGGTGGAACAATCCCCGCCAATTTATTTGCAGAGTTCGACGGAATGAAAGAGCTTTCTTCAACAATGCCAAATGGGCAGACAATGTATATGTTTTATGATGGAAGTATTTCCACCATGAACTTTAGATATCGCTTATTCACATGGTATGGAATAACGATAGCTAACCCAAGTGCGGTTGGTGTTGCAGTAACTTATTAATATATGGGGAAACCCTTTGAAAAGGAGTACGTTATGGGTACTAATAAATGTACACATTTTGAATTTTTCCACCACTCGCTCACCACTGAATATGATGATGGCGGGAGCAAGGCAATGATAGCGGATGCGCTTGTTATTCCGTTAACACACCCATTTATATTAAAAGTAACTGGTGGTGACGCTGAAGCCTTAACACTTGCCAATGGTGTACCAGGGCAAACAGTAACAATTAATCTTATTACTGATGGTGGTGGTGATGCAACTATTACACCAGCAACCTCCACAGGCTTTTCAACTGTTGTGCTTGCTGATGCTGGCGATCAGGTAGAGTTCGGCTATGTAGACGATACAGTTGGTTGGAAAATTAATAATTGCCATGGTTTCTCAGCCCCACCGGTTGTGGCATAAACAATAATCCTTTGGGGGAATTAAAAACTCCCCCTCAGAACAAAGGAGATTTTAAAAAATGTCAAGAAAAAGAGATTTTTATCACACAGGTATACAGGTAAGTAGAAGTACGATGAATAGCTTGGTTGATGGTATGGGGCCAGGGAACATATATTTTGTGGATTATGGAAAAGGTTCTGACCAGAATGACGGTTTGACTTGGGCAACTGCATTTAGGACGTATAGCAAAGCTATTGACGAGGCAAAAACAAATAATAATGATATAATCAATCTTAATGGTATTTCTACTATTATAGAGGCAGCCATGGTCACGCTTTCAAAAAGCCGTATTCATACTATAGGCTGGAATGGAATGCTCGGTCATTATGGGCAAGGTGCAAAAATAAGTGTTGGCGTTACCACTGCCGCAACTGATATTGCAACTTTCAAAAATACAGGTGTTAGGAATACTTTTACCGGTATCAAATTTATAAACGAAAATACGGTTGCGGAAGGGCTTTATTCTGTTGCTGAAGCCGGAGAATTTGCAAGGTATTTTAATTGTGAACTTTATAAAAGCACTGACCTTGATGATGCGGATGCCGCTGAACTTCTTTTGAATGGTGATAGCGCCATGTTTTATGATTGTACAATTGGAAGTTCTGCAAATGAAACGGGAAATATCAGAGCGAATGTTCTTGTGACTGCCATACTTGACGGAAAGAAATGCCGTGATACATACTTTGAAAATTGTATCTTTCTCGGAAAAGCTGACGATACAGACAAGGTTTTTGTTTATGGAGCAAATGCCACAGATGTTGAGAGAATGTTTCTCATGAACAGATGTAAATTTTTTAATAATCCTCTTTCTGCCGGAACCCCTGCTCACGCTGTTGGTTTTGGAGCGGCACAAACCGAGGGTGCTGTGGTGCTTGAGGATTGCATATCTGTTGATTGCACCGTTATGGCTGAAGCATCAAGAAATATTTATGTTACTGGTGCGGTTCCAACATTTGCCACAACCGGTGTTTCAAAATCTGCATAATAAAAAAATGTGTCAGTATTAATTTGCTGACACATAACATAAGGAGGTTTCTGTTGAGTATCTTACACTATAAAAAAGGCACGGAAAAAGATCCGGCCATAGACGGTTTGCATTGTGAGATCAGGAGAATAGACCCAACATATAGCATTCAACCTGAAAAAGGGTGGCACATGTCACCGGAGGAAGCCCATGGCATTAAAAAAGAGATCACGGAAGAAAAATACAAAGTATCCGAAAATGAAACAGAAGAAAAAACCGGCAAAAAAGAAGTATTAAAAAATACAATTGTTTCAGCTATGGAATTGAATCAAGAAAAGATGAATGATTTTTTTGAACCTGAAATAGATTCACTCGATGAAAATAAAGCCTTTGAAGATATGGTTATTCCAGAAGAAAAAGTTTTAACTCCTGAAGATGAAGCTGATTCTTGTGAACCAAAAGTTGATGAAACCGCAGGGTTAGAAACTCCTCAACCCAGAACCCGAAAGCAATTTAAGTGCAAAGGTTGTGGGAAAAGAAAAAACCGGTTTGAAGACACTATTGTATTAAATTATTCCGGTGACAGGTTTTGCTCCGAAAAGTGTAAAAAAAATTACAAGGAATAAGAAATGACTGGCGACCTCAAGATTGACCTCATAAGCGGTGCATACTCCAAGCTTAGGATTTCAGGGTTAACAGTTATCCCAAGCCCTGAAGATACGGAACTCGCTTTAATATTACTTGAAAGCATGCTTGATGAGTACGAAGCCCGGAATATTTGCGTTAATTATAAGTTTGAAGATGAACCAGACGAAAACAGCCCCTCCGGTGTAGCTCGTAAGTATTGGGATGCTATTAAATGTAATTTGGCTGTAAGGTTAATTCCTGACTTTGGGAAAGGTCAACGGCCTGACCCTGTGTTAATAACTCAGGGAAATGCGGCTCTTTCTTTCTTGTCTTCAAATACAGCCCTCGTCAGGCAAGTTCAAGCACCTTCAAGAATGCCTTTAGGGGCTGGTAATAGAAGATATGGAAGAAGAGGTTGGAGTAATTACAATATTCCTGTACCTGAGGCTCCATTAAATTGTGAAACCATTAAGATGATCATCGGAAATGTTGACGATTTTGTTGAGCATTTTGATTCATATCTTAACTCGGGTGAAGATATTGACACATATACAATAGAGGCAGATACGGGGTTAACTATTGTCTCAGATTCTAACTCTTCCACAGATGTTTTGTACAGAATTAAAGCAGATGGAAACAGCGGCACAAAATCAGATTCATCGCTGCAATTAAAAATAGTTGTAACAACCACAGATACAAGGGTGGTAACAAGGTTAATAAACTTTGAATTAACTGAAGTGGAGATTTAAAAATGTCAAACAACAGATATTCAGAAAATGCAATAATCGCAGCAGGGGAGACGGTTAGCGGAATTGTAAATTGTGATAAAGGCAAACTTGTTGGAATAGTAACTCCTTCAGGTTTTGACGGGGCAAGTTTTACCTTTTTGGTTTGTCAAACAAAAGGTGGAACTTATCAACAATTAGTAAGGGCTTCTGATGGTGCAGCGGTCACGGCCACGGTTGCCTTGAGCAAACATGCTGTTGTTGACCCGGATGATTTCTTTTCAGCAAAATTTATTAAGATTGTGTCAAGTGCAACTGAGGTTGCGGCTGTCACTATAGAATTAATATTAATACACCTATAAAAAGATACGGATTATATGGAAACACCAGTACCAATAATTAAAGGCGACAAAGTAGGTGTTGAAACAGATTACCGGGACGCATTGCCCGTTAACATGTACGCTGTCGCCCATAAAATATTGGGCGCTAATGGATATATGCTTAGTTATCCAGGATTAACACTACTTGGAACTGGTTCCGGCATTGATAGGGGAGCAAATTACATTGCAAATGAAGATTTAAAAAATCAATACCGGGTTTCCGGAACACAACTAATCTCTGTTTCTTCTTCTGGTGCTGTTGTTGAACTTGGAAATATTTCCGGGTCTGAACAGGTTGCAATGCCACATAGTTTTAATACTCAATGTGTTATAGCTGATGGTAAAATGTTTTTGTATGATCCGACTATTGGGTTTAGAGAAGTAACTGATTCAGATCTTGGTGACCCGATTGATGCGGTTTGGGTTGATGGATATTATTTTCTTACTGACGGAGAATTTCTTTATCACACTGACATAACGGATGAAAGTTCAATTGATCCTTTAAAATTTGCAACATCTGAATATAGTCCTGATCCTACGTTGGGATTATCTTTAACTCAAGATAATAAAGTCATTGCCTGGAACAGATATTCCATGGAATCATTCAGGAATGTGGCAAACACAGATTTTGCTTTCATAAGACTTCCAGAAAGAACACAAAAAATAGGCATCGTGGCAACACATGCAAAATGCGAAGCCGGTCAAAAGTTTTACATAACAGGTGGAAGAAAAGAAGAAAATGTTGGAATTCATATAGTAACCATTGGTGGATCTGAAAAAGTTTCCACAAGAGAAATAGATAAAATATTATCTGAATACACAGAACCCGAACTTTCAAACATGCGGATGGAAGCAAGAACCGAAAAAGATGTAACATTTGTTATTGTCCATTTACCAAATGAAACATTGTGCTTTAATGTAACGATAGCAAAAGCATTTGGAATAGAAACAGCATGGATGATATTAAAAACAGATGTTGCCGGGGATGCACAATACAGAGGCATAAATGGAATTTTTGATGCTCGTTCATCCAAATGGGTTTATGGTGACAAGATAAACAGCAATATAGGCATTTTAGATAATGAAATATGTACTCATTATGATGAGATAGTTGAGTGGATTTTTTATACTCCTTTTATTAAGCTCGAAACATTTTCAATTAATAGTATTGAATTAGACACAATACCAGGATTTACAATCACAAAAGATGCAACGGTAGCATTTTCTATTACAACAAATGGTAATTTTTACGGGACTGAGAAATGGGAAATGTATGGACTTCCTCATGATTACGGAAAAAGATTCACTAAAAGAAGGCTTGGAAATGTCCGACATTGGATAGGATTTAAATTTAGGAGTGCGTCCAGATCAAGAATGGCTTTCTCAATGCTGGTGGTGAATTATGACTGAGCCTATAAACATTGATGATATTAAAACATATGATTTCAGTCTGTCTGAATTAAAAGAATTGACGGGCCTTCCTGATGCTTTTCTTCAAGAGTTTTTAAACCTTCTCAGGAACATTGGGGTAATAATAGAATTTTTGAATGTTGAGATTATTCAGAGGCTTGAAGATGTTCCGACGGATTTTTTAGACGGATCAATTCCGGTTGTGAATGGTGGTTTTTTGGTGGCCGATCTCCTTGGATTTAATTATAATATAGCCACAAAAACACTACAGATAGGAACTATAAAATCAACGATTGCAACTAATTTAGTTTTATTGCCAACAACAGGTATAGTACTGGTCAACGCAGCATATGTGCCGCCAACAATTGAAAACGAAATTTCCACAAAAAAATATGTTGATGATAATGATATAATCGAAGGTGGAACCGAAAATGGACAATTAGCCTTTTGGGACACTGACGGGTGGAAGCATACTGAAAAAACAGAACTCTTTTGGGATGATGTTAATAAAAGATTCGGTATATTAAAGGCGAATCCAACAGCAAAACTACACTTGCCAGCAGGCACAGCGGTGGAGAATACAGCACCGTTAAAGTTTTCACTTGGGATACAATTAGCAGTTGCCGAAGCTGGGGCGATTGAATATATAACAAATTTGTTTAAACTACGAGGCGGTGATGGTTTACAGATAGGTGATGATGTTAACAATACAACCATCAGCCCTTCTGGTAATATAACGATGAAGGGTACAGCCGACACAATTGATACAATTGATAAGGATTTATTAGTTGATTGCGGTACCGAAAAAACATTAAAATTAATAGAACCTGTGTGGGATGACCTACAATTTCCTGTTTCAAGCGCAAAAGTTCCAGCTGCAAATGCCCCAACATGGGAAACGTTCACACCGAATACAAATGAGTACAGTTTTGGTATAAATGATTTTATAGATTGTCATGCAAACGAGATCCCCCATGGGTGGGTAGAGGGAACCAACGTAGATATTCATGCCCATATAACAACTAAGGCGGAGAATTCAACCGGTTCAGACAGGTTCGCTCAATTTACGGTATGGGTTGCTTATGTAAATAAGGGCGAAGTATGGCAACAAACATCGTTTACCGCTGAATTGACGATACCAGATGGAACAGCGGCGCTGCAAATATTTTATTTAGACTTGGGCGATTTAGTACTCACAAATTTTTTACTGGGGACAGAGATAAAGATTAGAATAGGAAGAGTTGCAGCCACCGGCGGGACGGAATATCCAGGTAATATTTTTACTACTCAAGTTGGATTACATAATAAACATAATACATTAGGATCAAGGCGGGAGAATGTAAAATAATTATGAATGAAACAGAACTAGCAATTATAAAATCAGATTATTTCAGTGCGTTGGCTGATTATGGGATTGAGCATCAAGCAGCAATTGAGCAGACGGAAAATCATTCAGATTTAATTAAAGATAAAATAAAAGATGTTTCTGTAAAAGAGTCAGAAATAAACGGAAAAGGTCTTTTTTCAGAAAAAGATTTTAAAAGTAGTGATTTAATTTGCATTGCCAGGAAAGAAGAAAAAAGAACTCTTGCCGGAAGATATGCAAATCATTCTCCAGATCCAAACGGAGCGTTTTTATTTCAGAATCTAAATATAATTTTAATGGCAATTAAGGATATAAAAAGGGGGGAAGAAATTACAGTTGATTACCGCCATTCTATAAATTTACAAATGCAATTGCCAAAGAATATTAATCAGTTAGTTGTGGATAATAAAGATATTTCCGTATTGACCACCGGCAGGGTTTATTTAACCAGAGTTGATGCCGCCGCATATGATTTACTTTTAAATGAAGATCACATTGACAATTTAACAGTCCGTGAAAGGGTTCTTGCTTTTGAGGCTGTTCTTTTAAAATTACCACAAGTTGAAATACCGGTAACACATGAATTTATAAAAGGATTGTACCGCAGGGAAATAACTTTCAAGAAAGGTACATTTGCAACCGGTAAAATACATAAAGAAGACCACATGGACGTTGTTTTGTCTGGTGAAATGTTAGTTGTTTCAGATGGTGGATATAAACATATTAAAGGCCCATGTTTTTTAACTTCCATTGCTGGGAAAAAGAAAGCGGGTTATGCATTAACCGATTGTGTGTGGTGTTCATATCATCCAACAAAATGCACAACCATTGAAGATGTTGAAAAAGAATTATTTATTAATGAATTTGATATCAATTTAGAACCTGTGGAGGTGTAGAATGTCTGGTATAGCTACTGCAGTTGTTGCAACCGGGGTACTTACATATTTAGGGACTCAAGAGGCTGCAAAATCAAGCAAGGAAGGTGCCGCAACTATGGCAGCCGGAGCCACATCTGCCGCTGAAGTTCAAGCCCAATCACAAAGGGAACAACTTGAATACCTTAAGGAAGTCAACGCCCTTCCTACTGAACTTCGGAACGAAGCCTTAACGCAATTGGGAGGGATGTCAGGGATTGGAGACAAAAACACACAACAAGAAATTCTTGACCGCGCAAAGGCTTCTCCATTTTATAAGGAAATGATCGCAGAGGGTGAAGAGGGTGTTTTAAGAGGAGCTTCCGCAACTGGTGGGTTGAGGTCTGGAAATGTTCAGTCCGCATTATTCAACGAAAGGAGACAGGCCTTGCAATCTGCATACGGATCTGAAGTTTCAAACCTCCGAGGACTTGCGGGATTATCCACGGGACAAAATCAAATAGCCCAAACTATGGGAAATATTGGGGCGACTCAGGCCGGCGGTATTTATGGTGCAGCTCAAGCCACAAGTCAAGGACAGATAGCACAAGGGCAAATAGCGCAACAAGGGCTTCAGGGTATTGCAAACATAGGTATGCAAGGTGTTGGAATGGGAATTTATGGAGGGTATATATAAAATGGCAAATCCATATTCAATAGATGTAGCAGATTTATCAAAAGGCTTTCAGGGTTTAATGACAGGCTTTGCAAAAAGAAGTGAATTCGAAAGAGAAAAATCCAAGAAATCCGCTGATTTAAAAATGCGTGAAGAGGTTTTAAAATTAAGCAAAGAGGGTACGATTGAAGAGATTCAAGGATATATTGCAAAAAACCCCGGCGCAAAAAATGTTTACAGTGAAATGGTGGGAACGAAAAACGAAATTACTAAGCAAAACAAAATAGATTCCGCTATTAGGATGATTAATGGTGAAGATCCAACGACGGTTTTAATTGAGAGTGGTGATGTTATAGAAAAACAAGGTGGCGACATTACCCAAACAATTGAAGCAATTAAACAATCAGTCGGTGATCCTAAGGGAATGGTGGAAAAAGGAAAGAGGATGTTGGCTTTTTGGGCACCTGAAAAATTAAAAGCTCTTAAATCTTTAGAGCCTGAAAAAACAACAGCGATATTAGAATGGGAATTTGGAGAAAAAAATCCGGGCTTTCTAATTTCTCAAAAAAATAAAGCTGATTCCAAAAGAACAAAAGAAATAAGCAAGCAAAATTTTAAGGATTCTCAATCATTGCGGAAAGAGTTCCTCTCTCAATCAAAAGATTACATGAAAGTTAGAGATTCTTATACAAGAGTTGAAGGTTCAACAAGGAACCCATCACCGGCTGGTGATTTGTCCTTGATTTTTAATTACATGAAAATGTTAGACCCTGGCTCTGTTGTGCGTGAGTCAGAATTTGCCACAGCCGCCGCAACTGGTTCATATGGTGACAGAATTCAGTCCTCTGTTCAAAAAGTAATTAACGGTAAAAGATTAACACCAAAGCAGAGAAAGGATTTTGTTGATAAAGCTAAAGTGTTAATGGATGGTATGAAAAGGCAGCATAAAAAAAGAGAAGGAAATTATCGGGTAATTGCAAAGAAAAATAATTTATCTCCTGGTGAAGTTGTGACGGATATTAATATTCCCATTGAAGAAGCTGAAAAAGAAATAACAGATTTCCAGGAAGGACAAACAGCAACCGGACCTGGTGGACAAAAAATGATATTTAAAAACGGAGTATGGGAGGCTTTATAATGGGAAGTCAATTGCCACCTGGGTTTGTTTTGGATGAGTCAGAAGAAGAACTTATAAATCAAACAGTTGTTGACGAACCTATTTTACAGACAACAGAACAAGATCAAGTTTTACCAACTGAAGAGCCTGTTTTTGAATCTGATGTTGGTTCTTCTGAACTTCCAGAAGGATTTATTCTTGATAAGTCACCAGAATCTACAATCACAAGAGATCAAAAAATTGACACTCTTCTTTCAAAATTATATTCCGGGAATCTTTCAGATAATCAAATGAAAGCCCTGAACGAATTAACAAAAAGAGGAGTTTTAAAGGGTGATACCGGAGAACCTTTTTCCGTTGCAAAATTAAGTTACGGATTAAGGCAAAGAGAAATAAGACCTGGCGCAAAGATGGTTTCGGAATTTGCAAGACCTATAATTAGTGGGATTGCTGGTGCTGGTGGGGCAATACTTGGTTCTCCTGGTGGCCCCGCCGTGTCTGCTCTTGCTGGTGGTGGTGGTTATGCAATGGGTGAAGAATTGGCAGATCTCTTTGAAGAATTCTTAGGACTGAGGGAAAGAAAAAGTTTATCCGAAGAATTAAAAGAATCAGGCATGGATATAATTGAAGGTGCTGTGATGGAAGCCGGGGGTGCAATTATTGGAAAAACTCTTGGGGCATTAGCAAGCGGTGGGAAGAAAATTGCCGGGGAAATTCTTAAACGAGGAAAACCATTAACAAGAGCCGGGGCGGTAAAGAGGGCTGCTGAAATATTAAATGGTAAGGCAACAAGGGGCTCGTTGATTGATAAAAATATTGAGGAAGCCAGGGCACTTGAGGAATTAATCCCAGGGCTAAAATTTTCTCGTGGTCAATTAACTAATGATCCTGAAATTATTAAATTTGAACGGGCAAGAGCAAGAATGCCGGGTGAAGTAGCAAAAGAGCAATTAGAAATGTTGGCCAAAAACGCAGAGTCTATCAGGGATTTTATAAAAAAAAAGAAGGGCCCTTCTGGAATCGAAGAAGTTCTTGACCCATTGGCAGCAAAAGGAGAAATTGCAGAAACGGGAGTTGCAGAAGCGACCGGCATCCTCGAAAGAGAGGCGGCGCAGTTAGAACCTTCAGTAACAGCCGAAGAAATAGGCGAAACAATAAGAACCGCCGCAACTGGTGGCAAAAAAGCAGCAAAATTAAAAGCCGGAGAACTTTTCGAAGAAGTCCCGGTTGTCGAAATTGACGGTTCTTCTATAATTGCAAGAATAGACAGTCTTTCAAAACCATTATCAAAGTTTGAAGATGTTGCAGAAAATATACCAAAAGAGTTTAAGTTTTTTAAGAAAATTTTATCTGAATCTGACGGAGTTGTTAATCCTCAAGACCTTCAAGGCTTAAGAGGTTCCCTCACGGATTCGTTAAGGGATTTACAGGGATCTGCGTCGCCGAATAATAGAAAAATTGCAAGGTTGACTGGGCTATTAAAAGAAGTTGATCAAGTTCTTGACACCGCACCATCTGTGAAAACTTTAGGAATAGACGAAAAACTTAAAAAAATGTCAGTGGAAGAGATTAAAAAAGAATACAAAGACATTTTGACAGCAAGACAATTAAAATTAAAAACAAAAAAATCGGTTCTTGGGCATGTAAAAAAGGCAATTCCAAAAAATACGGAAACTGAAAAAGTTTACCATGGGTCTTATGCGTTTGAGGGAAAACCGTCCTTGGATGACTATGGAGCAGGAGAGGGTGGGGAAGGGTTTGGTTATGGTTTTCATGTAACAACATCAAAAAGCTCCGCCACTAATTATGCTATGCCCTCGGCAAAATTTAAAGTGGATGGAAAGACATATTTTGGAAATGATACAGAGTATCCAATAATAAAGATGCTGAATGATGATGGATATGAAAATGCTGAAAAATTGCTATTAAAAAGTATTAAAAAATATCCTGATTCGAAGTTTGCAAAAGAGAAATTAAGCATACTCAAGTCTCTTAAAGGAAAAGATATTGTTGATTCAAGCAAGCCTTCAAAGGTACACGTTTTTGATATACCAAAAAATGATTTAGATTCATATTTGGAATTTAAACTACCCCTCAGTAAACAATCAAAATCAGTTAAAGAATCACTAAGGAAGCATGATATTAGTATTACGGAACAAACAGGAGAGGACTTTTACTATGACATTGCTGACAGCATGGGCGGCGATTTTAAAGGGGACAAAAATGCAAGCGAGTTTTTGGATAGCATAGGTGTCAAGGGTATTAGATATATAGACGATATTGCAGCAGGCGCGGAGGATATTGTTGGTGATTATGAAAAAATAAGAGCAAAGAGGTTATACAACTATACAGTATTCAACCCAAGCAAATTGGCGAAAGATATACCGGCTGTCGATCCAACATATGCCGGGCAAAAACTTAAAACAGCAAGATCCGTTTACAAAAAAGAAGTCATTGAAAAATATAGTTCCGGAGCTGTCGGTGACATTCTCAAGAAAAGCCATGGTGGTGATAAAGTTTCTAACGCAAACATAGCAAGTAGATTTTTTAAACCAGGGTTCAAGGGAACCGAATCAGCACAACAATTTATAAATGCTGTGGGCGACAATAAAAATGCCCGGGATTCTCTAAATGATTACATTAGGCAAGATCTTCTTTCTTCAGCAACAAATCCAGCAACCGGTGAAATTGTAGATACAAAATTAAAAACATGGCTACTTAAATACAAACCAGCTTTGAAAAAGTTAGGTCTTGAAGATAGATTTGATTCTATCACAAAAGCTCGAAATGAATTAAGTAAGGCTCAGGAGATTAAAGTTGAATTTGACAAATCGGTTGCAAGTAAGTTCTTGAAGTCTGATGTTGATTCCGCTGTTAAAAATGCTTTTTCTGCTGGTTCTAAAAGGAGAACAGCTATTAACTTGATGAGAGATTTAAAAGGGGATAAGAAAGCTATTTCAGGCTTACAAAATTCAACCATAGACCATATTATTAAAAATGCAGAGACAACAGCCTCAGACGCCTTTAATAATCCTGTTATAAGTTTAGCAGCAGTTGAGCGAGAATATAAAAAGTTTCAACCAGCCATTGAAGTATTGTTCAAAAACTCTCCGGAGAAACTAAAAGCTTTAAATCAATTCAGAAAAGCTTTGAAAATAATGCAAAGAGGAAAAGCCTCACCTCTTGGCGGTGGGTCTGACTCAGCGGAAAATATCATTCATGCAATGGCCGCCGCTTCTGGTATAGCGAAGGGAAAGATTGCAACAATCGCAAAATCTGTTATCGCTCCATTAATTAAAATGAGTGACGATCAAGTCAATTCATTATTAAACCGGGCAGCCTTTGACCCTGATTTTGCCTATACATTGCAAATGATGGCAAAAGGAAAACCCATTGATGAAGTTGAACAAAGATTAAAAGGACACCTTGCAGCATTATTAATGCGTGGGACTATTAAAAACAAAGAACAGGAGAAAAAATAATGTCTTCAATTGTCAAACTTTCAGTCGAATATTTCGCAGATCCAACAAAAGGAAGACCTGTTTCAAATGGTAATATCTACATAGGTGTTGTTGACCTTGACCCTGAAATAGAATCAAATCAAAAACAAATTAGTGTTATACAAGAAGATGGTACAACTGTTGAAGTTGCGCAGCCACTAAAAACAAGCCCTGGCGGAGTCCCTGTATATAATAATTCCCCAGTGACAATTACGGTTAGTGGTGGCTATTCATTAAAAGTAACTAATAAAAACGGATCTGAGGTTTATTATGTTCCTAAATCGTCGACACTGGCAGTCGAGGAGGTTATCACAACGGTTGACACAATTCAAGAGTTAAGAGATTCCGATATTCATTTATTATCAAAAACAGTTAAAGTTTTAGAAGTCGGTGAGGCTGGGACTTTTGTATGGGATTCCTCTAATTTGTCGTCTGAGGTTTCAGCAGACATTAATTCAACAACGTATATAGCACTAAGTACAGATTTAACAGGAACTTCAGGAGCATGGGTCAGAGTTAATGATAGATATGATTACCCGACAGTCGACACCATACAAGACCTAAGAGATTACCCAATAAAATCAACCACAAAAACTCAGACAGTTAAAGTTTTAGGTTATTATACAAAAGGTGATGGTGGTGGAGATTTATTTCTATGGAATGTGTCTTCAACAGTAGCTGATAATGGCGGTAGTGTTATTAAATTAGCTTCTGAGCTTACAGGAAGATTCGAGTCAACTACACCAGACGAAGTTAATACGAAGAAATGGGGTTGTAGAGGGGATGAAACAACAGATGATACCGTGCGTGCTCAAGCTGCTGTAACATATTGTGTTGCAAATGCTCTTGACCTCGACGTAATAGGACTTGTAAGAATTACAGCCTCTTTAAATATAGACAGATTAGTTGATACAGCAGCAGCAGATACTTATTTCAATATCTACACTTCAAATGGTGGTGGATTCTATGTAGACTCAGCAATCCCTATGTTTTCAACAACTATTCCTTTTACAACTGCCCCAGTATCACAGATGATTAAATTTTCAGATATTGAATTCCAAGCATCTGATGCTGCTCTCAATGCTTTTGTCCTTGATGATGCTAAATTTTTAAGGATGCAATTTAGTAGTTGTAGTTTTCTGAAAATAAAATGCTTATATGCTCCCACTGTGTTCACTCAGTCAATTTACTTTTTTGGGTGTAATGCAAGAAGGTGGGAGGGTGTATTTTTTAGATCATTAAATGTAAGTTTTGATACTAAATTTCAAGGTAATTTAGCAGAAGCTGGAGAGACTTTTGCTGAACTTGATTTTCCTGTTGCAAATAGCTTTATTGGCAACACAATTGAAGGGATGTCAGGTACTGCAATAAAAGCACAAGGTTCTCAAGGGCTTACTGTTCATGGTAACTATTTTGAATTCAATGATATGGATATGGATACATCAGGCTCTGCATCTTTGGGAATGTCAATCCTTGGTAATTATTTTTCTCATAACGCCGGTGAACATTCAACCGATTGGTCAATTACATGGGGACCGGCTGAGTCTGCCATGTCTGCTGGAAATTATAGTAGTCATAAATTGCATGATTTAGATTCAGCAAGTAAGGTTGCTATTAGAGATTATGCTATTACGTTGGTTACCAATAGAGCAGGACAATCTGAAATTCCATTTAATGTACCAACATTTAATGCATATTTATCAGCCCCACAAGCGGCTGTAACGGGTGTGTGGACAAAAGTCCCAGTTAACACAGAAAATTTTGACACAAATGCCAATCTTGATGGGACTGGGAAGTTTCAACCGACAATACCAGGGTATTATAAATTTTCAGGTAAGATAAATTTCATTGTGGCAGGTGGAACAATGACATTGAGGTTGGTAGCCATTTATAAAAACGGTTCAGAATTTGAAAGATTATCGCAAAACCCATTGTCTGTTTCCGATGCTTGTTTGGAAGGAGGAGACACAGAAATATTGATGAATGGTTCAACAGACTACGTTGAACTATATGGGTATATTGTGGGCACAGGCACATTAACTTTTGGTTCTGCAACAATTCCTGAGTCAAGTAGATTTTCAGGTTCTTTTGTAAGATCAATCGGAGTATAATATAAAATATGGAGGATACAATGAAGGAAAGAGCATTAGCACAATTTGGAACAATAATTATGAAGTTTTTACCAGAAGATAAGTCAACTAAATTAGCAAAACTCATTGTTGATTTTATAGAATCTGAAATTATTAATAAACCCGGTAAAATAAAAGAAATAGCTTTACCGGTTTATGATCAAATTAAGAAAGATTTTAACTTATAAATCCCAAATCCCCATTTGTTCATGGCATTTTTTTGGAATGAATGGGGTAATTCCTAAATAACTAATCAAATTCAAATTCTCCCCTTCCTGTTATAATTATTTCTAAAAAGTCTATGTCGTTTTCATCAACAATGATTATTTCAGTTGAAGATTCAGACGTGTCTGTCGATATTGAATCTATGACACATGATAGATGTCCTCCCCCGATAGTAATAATATATGGCATCATTTTATACTTTCCCACTCTGCATTAAATTCTTTTATTTTAGCCTCAATGTCAATTTTACCCCAAAATTCTTCCTTTGACGTTTCATGCCTTGAATCAGGATAAAAAGTGTGGCAGCTATTAGAACATAAGGGGACTGCTCTTTTATCTGAACATTTACCTCCAGTAGTTCCGTATCCTTTTTTATTTTCGTGATGTGCGTCTATTCCAAGAGGCAATCCTGTTGTTATTGATTCGTACGGGTGTATACCACATTTTAAACATGGCTTTGATCTTATCCAGGATTTATATTTCTCATTGCGTTCTGGCTTTTCTTTGAAATAAGTTTTAACTTTCATATTTCCTCACCACAAAACGGACAATAGGAATGAAGAATTATTTCTTCTAATTTTTTATTTTGACCATTAAGGGTTATAAGAGCTTTTGTAAACATTCTTTGGCCCAAGCTGCCATCTTTTTTATTTATAACAAACCTTTGTTCGATTTTAACCTTTTCAAATGGTTTTCTGTACTTATGTTTTAAACAGTTTTCATGTAATTTTTTTTCAATTTCT